CGGAGGCGGCGGGGCCGCCGGCTCGCCGAAGTTGAAGATCAGGCTGCCCAGGATGCTGTGCGACCGGAACTTGCCGCGGTAATCGGCCGCCGTGCCGGTGTCCGGATCGAGGCCGGTCATGCGGACATTGCGGACGTTGAAGAAGCGATACTTCAGGCCCACGTCGATGTTGTCGGTGATCGGGGCGCGAACGCCGGCGATCGCCTGCCAAGCGAAGCGGGTGTCGCTGTCGTCGAGGACCGTGAACGTGTCCTTGAAGTCGCGCCAGTTGTCGGCCTTCACGCGGGCGATACCCGCACCGCCGCCGACGTAACCGCTGATGCCCGATTCGTCACCGAAGTCGAGCAGGGCGTTGACCATGAAGCTGAGCGCGCTGGTCGAGCCGGCAGCGCCATTGTAGGTCGCGGCGGCAGTGGTGAGATCGTCGATCTTCGAGCGCTTGTAACCAGCCTCGCCCTCGATCCGGACCGGACCGAAGTCGTAGCCCACGATGCCGTCGACATCGTAGCCATAATGCTGGTTGACCTTGAGGGCGCTCTTCACACCGTCGATGCTGTAGTGCGAATCCTCGACGAGCATCGCGCCGCCTTCAACGCCTACGTACCAGGCACCGTCCCTCGCATGGGCGGCAGCGCCGGCCAACGCGGTGGAGGCGAGCGCCATAACTACGGCGAGCTTCCGCATAGTAATCCCCTTTCAATCAATTCCCGTCCGGGAACGGATAAAACCCTAACCAAAGAGGAATATCCGCGCAAGCGCGCATATTCCCGCACTGTTGCCGGATTGCCACAAACCCGCCTTAGCTGATTGTGTTACCTCCCCGGCAAGCGGCTGCACAACACACGATAGCGCTTAGGGTTTCGCCGTGCTGCAAAAAAATTTACGGCGCGATCAATCCGTGTGCCCGCAAAGCACCCAGGATCGACGATATTGCGGCGCGCGCTACCGGATCCGGGGCCGTTCCGCCGGCCGGATCGGCGATGGCGGACTGTTGCGTTCCCACCACGGGCACCCCGCCCACCAGCAGCCGCCGGGCATGGACGTCGCCGAGCGTCCAGGTCGCCCCGTCGAACATCGCCGTCAGCGCGTCGGCCAGCGACCAGGCGCGCATGCCGGCGCGCGGCGCGACGAACCGCCAGCCATCTTCGGTCCACGCCGCGATCGCCAGCGCCTGGCCCGCCCAGTCCCCGGAAGGCGTAGCACCGACGACCCAGCACTGGCCCGGCGCCGGGGCGGCCGGCGGCGTATCCAGCAGCACCGATTCGACGGCGGGGGCCAGCAGGGCGTCGATCCGGGCGAGCGCCTCGTTGTGGAAGAGCTCTTTCTGCGCCTGTCCGGACGCGATGAAAGGCAAGGCGAAGCGGGCGGTGGCGTCTGTCATGTCAGGCTCCGAGAGGGACGGTGATGGTGGCGGGCGGCAGCGAGGCGGCGGTGGTGCCGATCTGCGCGATCGCGACGGCGAGCGGGCCGCTGCCGCCGATCGCCGCGATCTGCGCGGATGAGATCGAGACGGACGGGACGTCGGCGGTGATCGCAAGCGCGGTGCCGCCGGTGCGGGAGATGCTCAGCTGATACCGCTCCGCCTCCTCGGCGAGCGGTACGTCGGTATCGTCGAGCCAGTCCCAGCCGACGCGACTGCGGCGCGTCCAGCCGATCTCGATCGAACCGTCCGGCATCGGCGACGCCGTGAGGCCGACGGGCGCCGGAGGCCGCAAGGCCCGCGCCTGGAAGGTGAGCGAGGCATCGGCCGGATCGGCATCCCCCACCCCGCTGGCCGATACGCGGACGCCATGGCCGATCGCGGACAACGGCAGCTGCCAGGCGAGCAGGGTATCGGCATCGATCAGCACGAAGCGCTCGCCGATCGCGTGGTTCGCCATCGCCCATTCGCTGCCTCGCCGGCCGCGCAGCAGCCCCCCAAGCTGGAATAGCCCTGGCCCGATCTGCTCGGCCGACGCGAACTGGATCAGCTCGTCGCCGAGCAGTGCGAGGTTCGTGGTCGCAGACAGGCCGGTGGCGTCGCTGCCGGCCAGCGCCATCGCGTCGTTGAGCAAAGCGATATCGACGCTGTCCGCCGTGTCGCGCAACGCGCCGCCGGCCGGAGGCAATACCGTCACGGCCCGCCCCATCACCGCAGGCGGCGCCGTTCCGCCGATCGCCTGCCAGCTCGACCCGTCGTCGAGACTGATGGTCAGCGCCGCCTTGCGCCATCCCGCCGATGTGGCCGCCGCCGCGATCAGCAATGTCGGCACGGTCGCCGGATCGTCGCCGAGCGAGGGCAGGTCCAGCAGCGCGAGCGTCGTCGGGCCTTGCACCAGATCGGGCTGGGCAAGCCCGGACCCGGAGCTGGCCGGCGGCGGCTCCGCGCCAATCGCCGGCAGGCGCCGCACGGTCAGCGTCAGCGCCATCGCCTCGAACGCGCGCTCGATGACGCGCCAACGCCCGCTTTGCCCTGGCACCGTGACGATCGCACCGGTCTCGAGATCGAGATGCCGCCAGGGCAGCGCCAGTTGCGCCGTCGTCCGCCCCGCCCATTCGCGGGCGAGCCGCGCCTCGACGATGCCCCGCGCGGCGGACGCGCTGACGGCGGCGGGAAGATCGATCGCCCCTGCCCGCCGTGCCGACACCTCGCGCCGCGCGCTCTGCGAGCCGACCTGGAAATCGAGCGCCGGATCGTAATAACCGATCGTCAGCGCTTCGTTGAGCGTGCCGGAGGCCTGCCGGTCGAGCGCCAGCTTCGGCCCCGGCTTGGCGCCGACCGCGAAGGCACCGAGCTCGCCGGGATCGATCGCGACCGCATCGCCGGCTTCGTCGACCAGCGCGAGCCTTTCCGGCCCGTCGGCAAAGGACACAGGCAGCGCGGAGGAGAGCCCCTCGATCGCGCCGCGCAGGCTGTCGCCCGAGGCCGCATAGCCGCCGAGCAGCGCGCCGCCCTCGCCGCCGACGTCGCCAGCCGAGAGGGTCGCCGCGATCGTCGCGAGGGAGACCGATCCATCGTCCGCCTCCACCTCGAAGCTGAGCGACGGAATGCGGTTTCCGTAATCCGCAAGCTGCAGATCCTCGAACACGGCATAGGCCGTGCCGCGATGCGCCGGCGTCGCATCGATGCCCTCGGCGGCGGCGATCAGCGGATCGACCGTCTGTGCCTCGTCGCCGGGATGGAGGCGGAACGCGCCGAGATCGCTCTTCCAGTCCCCCGCCGCGCCGCGCAGCAGCGCGCCGTCGGCCCATATGCGATGGATCGCGCGCACCGGCCGCGCCGAGAGCGCCACGGCGAAGGACGCGGAATAGCTGTAGGTCGTGGTCTTCGGCTTGCCCTTGCCACCGGACTTGTGGGTCGATTCCTTGAGGTCGGTCGCCCAGATCACCGATCCCGAGACGCGCATCGTGCCGAACAATTTCGGCAAGTCGCTGCCATAGGACGAGCCCTGCACCGCGAGGCTGTCGAGGCGCGCGCCCTTGGCGCCCTTGGGCGTGAAGAGGGCGCGGTCGATCTGGTTGCCGATCGCCGCGCCAATGGCGGCGCCGATCGGTCCGCCGACGACGGTTCCGACGGCGGTGAGGACGAGAGTGGCCATGGATATCCCTTCAGGCAGCGCGCCAGCGGCCGAGCACCGGCCAGGGCGGCGGCCCCGGCACTTCGGTCACGCGGCGCAGGCGGGCGTCGGCATGGATGAAGCCGCGATCGGTGAGGATAGCGAGGTGGAGCTGGTGCGGGCCGGTGCGGAGCAGCAGCAGGTCGGCGGCGCGCGCGTCGGCGACGGGAACGAAGCCGAAGCCCTCGATCGCGGCGATGGTTCGCTCCGGATCGCCCCCACGCAAGGCATAGCCGCCGGGAATGCCGCTTTTGCCGTAGGCGATCGCGGCAAGGCCGATACAGTCCAGCCCCGCTTCGGACCGCCCGTGCACGCGGAAGCGCGTGCCGAGGCAGGCGCGCGCGGCGGCCATCACCGCCGCTTCGTGCGGCGCCATCAGTCGGTGCCGTAGCGGGTCAGCAGATCGACACCCGGCAGATAGGGCTCGCCCCGGAAGTTGGCGGCGTTGGCGAAGCGGGTGCGGCAGGTCGCGAGCAGCCGGTCGCAGCCCTCCAGCAGCTCCACCGGCGTGTCCGCTGTGATCGCGAAGGGCACCGGGTCGCGAAGCGTCACCGTCGCGCCCGCCGAGGACAGGATCGCGGCGGAGAGCGCTGCATTGCCCCCGTCCAGCCACCGCAGCCGCCCATAGGCATAAGCGTTGGCGGAAGGCTCGGCCGCATCGAGGGTCAGCACCTCGTCCGCCACCGACACCACCCGTGCGAAGCGGGTGCGCGCCGCGAGATCGACGCGGCAGCGCCGGTCCCCCAACTGCGCGCGGCAATCGGGCGATGTCTGCTCGACCACCGGCCGTTCGAGCAGGGCGGTCGGCCCGCGCAATTCGGCGGTGAAGGCGGCGTCGCGGATCGAGACGTCGCCGATCTCGCCGCGTGCGATCACAAGCATGTCGGCCGGATCGATCCAGTCGGTCGCGAACAGGGTCAGCGCGGCGCCGTCCCAGCGCCCGGCGGTCAGATCGTCCGCTGTGATCGCGTCGTGAGTGAGCGCGCCCTCGACATCGAGCGTGTCGACGTCGAAGCCATCCGACTGGCGGATTGCCGACGGCACCATGCCGGGGCCGGCGCGATAGACCACGCCGCCGATCGTCAGATCGCGATCGTGTGCCGTGAAGCCGATGCCCACCCCGTCCGCGCGATCGAGCCGCCAGCATAGCGCCATCGTGGTGAGCGCGCTGTCGAGCCAGGACACGCTCATGCCTCGCGCACCTCGACCAGCGGCACGCTCGGCGCCTCGCCCGCGAGGAATGTCGAGCGGTTGACCTCGAGACTGTCCTGCTCGAAGCGAACGGGCACGTCGAAGAGGTAGCCGGCGGTCACCTCGGCGCCGGTGGCGGGCGCGGTGGCGAACGAGACGATGCCGCCGTCGAGTAGCGACCAGCCGCCCGTCGCCTCCACCCCGCCGACCGCGACGCGCACACTGTCCGTCACCGGCCGGGTGATCCGGCGGACCTGCGCCTCGGCTCCCTCGCCATAGCGTTTGACCAGCGGGAAGCTGGTCGTCGTGCCGTCGCCGATGCCGAGGCTTTCGTCCGCCGCACCGAAATCGAACGGATCGCGGAAACGGAAGGCCCGCGCCGCACCGCGTCGCGCCCGGAAGAAGGCGATCAGCGTCGCGATATCGTCCTCGGATCGCACGCCCGGCCCCGCATCGAACCGCAGGCGCGCGTCCGCCCAGTCGGCATTGCGCTGCTCGACGCCCGCCGCCGTCGTGACGATCGCAGTCGAGAAAGCCGGCGCCACGCTCGCCTGCGCGCCGATCGCAAGCGGGAAATCCACGTCGTCGAAGGCCTGCATGGCATCCTCCCCAAGGTCGAACACGGTGAAGCCGTCACGCGCCACCTGCGGCAGCGCCCAGAGGAAGGCGCGCGCCACGCCCCGCGCCTGCCCCGCCCGCGCCGCCGCCTCGATGCGCGGCCAGAAGGTCGCGGCGTCGGCGGCGTTCAGCACGAAGCCCGAGAAATAATCCTGCTGCCCCGGCGGATAGCCCAGCCGTCCGGTCGCATATGCCGCACCGCGCGCGCTGGCGCCGGTGTCGTCGGCCTGCACCCAGTCGTAATCCTCGAGCTGGAGGCGATCGAACGCCGGGCTCGCCCAGCCGACCGGCATGTTGGCGCGCACCGCCTCCGGCATGCGCGGATCGAGCACGGTCGGCAGATAGGTGAGCAATGCCAGATCGGCATCCGGCGCCACCGCCTTCACCGCCGCGCCGATCGATGCCGTGGAGGCGGAGAGCAGCGCCCCGGCGGCGTCGAGCGCCGCCTTCTGCGCATCGGACTGCGGGCCGATCAGGCTGGTCACGCCATCGACGCCGGAGCCGAGCGCCGCCCGCGCCGCATCGTCGTGGAGGCAGATCGTGCCGTCCGCACGTGTCCACCACCAGGGCTCGCCGATCTGGAAGCGCACCGGCCCAGCACCGGCCGCCAGTACGGCGAAGGCGGTGGCTACCGTGCGCAGATAGCGCATCGCCGGAACGCTTGCGGGAGAAAGCAGGGTCGAAGGCGGGTCCCACCCCGTCAGCGCCGGCGATCCATCGGCCGCGCGCTGCTTCCAGTCGTTCCAGCAATGCTGATCGAGCAGCTCGTACGAGAGCGAAAGGATCACCTCGAAGCCCAAAGCCGCCGCCCGCTCCAGGAAGTCGCGATGCCAGGCCTCGGCGGCCACATTCAGCGTGCCGCCGGTCAGGCTGACGAGGTGCAGCTCCGCCCCCGCATTCCATTCGAGCCGGAAATAATGGCTCATCCCCACATAATGGTCGATCGCGCCGCGATAGCCGAGCGCGAGGATCTGGCGCAGCACCCGCGCCGGCGTCTGGTTGTAGGCGTCGTCGTATCCGGTCGCGATCATCAGGCCGTGGGGCGGCACCAGCCCGTCGCCGATCGCCAGCGTCGATCCGGCGCCGTCGCCGGCCATATCGGTCAGCTCCACCCAGCCATCCGCCGGAGTAGCCAACTCCCCGGGAGTGCCCGTATAGCCCGGCGGCACCAGCGAGATGAACATCCGGTCGATGTCCCCCGCCCACACCGGATCGGCATCGGCAGGCAACGCGAAACCGCCGTCCATCGCACCGAAATCGAGCGTGACGGTCGCATTCTCCGGCGTGCCCTCGGCGTAGTTCCAGAGGCGGACGTACCAGCTCTTCGCCGCGCCCGAGGCGTCGCGCCCCTCGATCGTCAGCGTCGGGCCGTTGATCGCGTCGAGCGGGATCAGCCCGGACGAACGCCAGCGGAACGCCAAGGTGCATTGCCGGAAATCCCGCGCCGTCTCGTAGCGGAGCAGCGGATGATCGATCGTGTCCGCCGCTTCCCAGATTAGCCCGGCGAGATCGTCCGTCCGGTAGAAAACCGCATCGACGCGCAGCGCATCCGGCGCCGTGGTCGTCACACCCGCCATCATCGGGCGCGGGAAGTTGACCGTCCAGAAGCGCGGATCGAAGCGCTTGATCCAGCCGCCCGCCTGCTTGCGGGCGCGGACGGCGTCGGCGTCCGTCGCCAGCCACCAGCCCATCTCAGCGATCCGCCATGGCGAGCGCGCGGGAGACGGCACGTGCCACTTGCCGGCTCGACTGGGCGAGCGCGCGGGGCTCGGTGCCGGTCGGCGCGTTGATGCTGATCGCCACGCGCACATCGCGGGCCGGAGTGCTACCGGCGGTGGCGATGCTGCCGGCCGACGTCGGCACGAACAGCTCCGGCCCCTGTTCACCGACGACATAGGGGCGGCCGGGGGAAACAGGCCCGCCCGTCGCGCGGCCCGGCAGGCCGAGCACCGAGGTCAACAGGCCGGTGCCGAGCGACAGCAGGCCGCCGTCTCCCGACCCGCCCGATCCGCCGCCGAGCAGCGCCGCGATCCCGCTCTTCACCGCCTGCGCAGCGATCTCGGAAAGCACCGACAGCGCGGTGCGTTCCAGATCGGCGAAGCTCAGCTTTCCGGATCGCACGGCCCGCGCGAGGCCGTTCTCGATCAACGTCGCCGCGCGGTCCGCGCCGGTGCCGAGCGAGGTCTGCAGCGAGGCCTGCATCGCCGCCGTATCCTGCGCGAAGGTCTGCGTGTCGGCGCGCACGCCGATCAGCAGCGTCTCTACCGTCTCATCCATCGGGGAATTGCTCCTTCAGCGCCGCGATCGTCGCAGCGTCGGGCGGGACCTCGCCCGACGCCTGCGGCCCGGCGAACGCGGCCAGCACCGCCTCGAGTTCGGCCGGAGTGGCGCGCCAGAACTCGTCCGGCCGCCACCCGGCGAGCGCCCCCGCAATGCCGGCGAGGCGCGCCGCCTTTTCGGCGAAGAGGATCACAGGCCCTTCACGATCTGGCCGAGCAAGGTGCGCAGCACCGGCGTCAGCACCGCGACACCGGCCTCGACCACCTGTTCGCCGAAGCTGTCGCTGGTCAGGTCGTCCGGCTTGCCGACGAGACAGTGGAAGACCAGCGTGACGGTATCGGCCAGCGTCAGCTTGCCGGCCGCCGCCTGCTCGACCAGCGCGAACAGCGGCCCGACCTGCTGCTCGGCCGCGACCAGGGCGGCGAAGCTGGGGCGGACGGTGAGCGTCCGGTCGCCGACGGTGAGCGCGGTTTCGCCCCGCGCGGGGTTCGCCGGATCGCTCATGCCGACACCACGGCGCCGGAGGATTCGAGCGCCAGCGTGTAGGCCCGCTCGCCGTTGAAATCGCCGGAATAATCGAGCTTGGTGAGCAGGAAGCGGCCGGTGATCGTATCCCCGGTCTCGAAGCTCAGCCGGTAATCGTCGATCGTGCCGGCCAGCGCATTGGCCTTCAGCCGCGCCTCCGCCGCCGATCCGGTGAACACGCCGCTGCCCGCCACCGAGACGCTGCGCGTGCCGGCACCGGAGAGCAGTTCGCGCCACCCGCCGCTATCCTTGTTGGTGATCGCCACCAGCTCGCCGGCGATCGAAAGCTGCGTGGTGCGCAAACCGGCGACGGTGGAATAAACAGGCGTGTCGGTGCCGTCGCCGACCTTGAGCAGGAAGGCGCTGCCGCTTTCTGCGGGCATATCGATGTCTCCTCAGTTTTCGAGAGTGCGGACGCGGTAATCGAGCCTGCCCGCCCACGGCCCATCGGGATCGCGGATGACGCGGGCGCGCAGGAAGACGAGGCTGGCGATGCGGTGGCCGTCGAGATCGCGGGGCATCGCCTCGATCGCGTCCTCGGCCTGTGCCGCCAATGCGTGAAGGCGTGCGGGCGAAAGGCCGTCGTCCCAGATCGCGATCGACAGGCGGTGCTCGCGGCCCCGGCCGGTCTTGTGGCTCCAGTCGGTGGTCGAGCCGTCCGATATGGCGATGTACGGGCATATGGCGTCGGCCGGCGGGCCGTCGTAGATGCCGGTGACGCCGAGCGATGCCGCGCGGAGCGCCGCGACCAGCGCGCGCTGGAGCGCCTCTGTCGCATTGCTCATCGCACCAGCCCCGCGAAATCGCGCAGCCGCGCGTTGGTGAGCGAGCGGGCGGAGAGATCTCGCCCGGTCAGCGCGATGCCACCCTCGACGAGCGACACGCGCACATCGGGCGGAACCTCGGTCGCGACAGCAGCGGCGACGCGCGCCTCGGCGCCGGCGAGCGCGGCGGCCACGGCGGGCGAAAGGCGGATATCGGTCACGGAACCTCCTCCAGCACGAGAGCGATACGATCCGGCCAGGCGGGATCGGTCGCGATCGATCGGACGGCGAGCAGCAGCAGGCGCCATTGCAGCCGGTCGCCTGCCGCGACATCGGCACCGGCCCGCAGCACCGCCCGCCAGCGCGGCTTGCCCGAAGGCAGGTCGCCCGCGCCCCAGGCCGCCGCCGTCACCGGCTCGAGCACCGCCCAGCCGCTCACGATCACGGACCAGCCACCGTCGGCACCGCCGAGATCGTCCCGGTCGGCGGCGCGGCGCAGGATCGAGACGCGCTGGGTCAGCGCGCCGGCGAACTCGGCGCTCATGCCATCCGCATCCGGCGGTACGGCCGCCACAGGGCGGCCACGGCGGCGGGCGGGCCGGCGTCATCCGCCGCGTCGCGATGGGCATAGAGATGCGCGACCAGGCGGATCACGCCCTGCCGCAGCGGCTCCGCAAGCGAAGACCAATCGGCGGCGAGCCCGGCAGTGTAGCCCACCTCGATCCGGCTCACGGCCGGTGGCGTGGTGAGGCGCACCCAGCCGTCGCCCGAAGCGTCGATGTCGATCGCATAGCCGTCGACCGCCAGCGCTGTCGCAACACCCGCCGGATCGAGCGTCGCCACCGAGGTGATCGCGCTCACCGGCATCGCGGGGAGCCGCTGCCATTCCGGGCTGCACGCCGGCACCACATCCGATCGCGCGGCGGAGATCAGCGCGAGGCCTATGAACCGCTCGCACAATGCGATCGCGGCGCCCACCAACGTAGTCAGCACCGCATCCTCGTCGCCGCCGTCGATGCGCAGATAGGCCTTGGCGTCGGCCAGCGCCTGATCGGGGACAGCCATCATGCCGCCTCCAGATCGAGCATGCGGGTCAGCGTGCGATCGTCCGCCAGCGTCACGCGGTTGGCGAGCCGGTAGACGGTACCGGCCACGCCCCCGCCGATGCGCGCGGCGGTGATCGCGCCGTCGGCCTCGATCGGAACGATGGTCAGGCCTTCGGGGCGGCAGGTCCAGGCGCTCTCCTCGATCGCGACGCCGAGCAGCCGCGCGCGCGGCCACTCCACGCGATAATCGAGCACCGCATCGGGCGACTTGGTCAGCATAAGCGAGCTCCAGAAATGAAAAGGCCCGCGCGATTCGACATCGCGCGGGCCAGGGTCTCGGCGGAAGGCGGATCAGGACGCCGAGAATTTCAGCAGCTTGATCGCCTGCGAATCCGCCACGCCGCCGCCGATCCGGCGGGTCGCGTAGAAGTGGACGAACGGCTTATGGCTGAACGGATCGCGCAGGATCGCAGTCTCGCCGCGCTCGGCGATCAGGTAGCCGGCCTTGAAGTTGCCGAAGGCGATCGGCGTGGTGCCGCTGCCGATGTCCGGCATGTCCTCGGCCTCGATCACCGGATAGCCGAGCAGGGTGTCGGGCTGGCCCGCGACGAGCCCCGGCGACCAGAGGAACTGGCCTTCCGCGGTCTTCATCTTGCGGATCATGGCCAGCGTGAAGCCGTTCATCACGAACACCGCGCCCTGCCGGTAGGGCGCGCGCAGCGACTGGACGAGATCGATCAGCTTGTCCTCGGGCTCGCTCGCCGGGAAATCGCCGTCGACGCCGGTGGCGAGATACTGGAGTGTGCCGAACGGCCGCACGTCGTCGCCGGTACTGGCC